ACACATGCACTTGGTTGGGCGTGTAGCTTAGACCAGTAAGACTGGTGGTTGTGCCTGTGATGCTAAACGCTTTCTTGCGCTCTGCACCAGAGGATACAACAGATGCTTTAGAGCCGATGTAGCCTGCCATATTACATAGCCTCCAATGCTGCTAGTCGTGTTTCCATGTCGTCGATCTTTTGCAGCGCCTCTTGCAGTGCAGCGGTCAGGAGCGGGACTAGCTTCGATTGGTCAATGCCTTGATACTCAGGATTGCCATCAGCATCTACGTCGTCTTTCTCGCCCGTGATTGCCTCAGGGACAAACGCTTGAACCTCATGCGCCAAGAACCCGTCAACAGTAGTGTCTGGGTCAGTAATGAAATTAAAGCGATGCACAGGAATTTGCGCAAGACGATCCGCAGCGCCATCAAGCGCAATTACATTTTCCTTTAGGCGGTAATCAGATGAAGTGACGTAGGAGACAGAAGATGTCCCTATGTCAATAGAACCCACCGCCGAGGCACTGCTATTCGGCCCATAAAATAAAACACCATTTCCAGCGTCCGATCCACGCCTTACTCTAAGTGCGGCATATCCATTACCAGAACAAGATAAATAATTTGTGCCACCACCAAGTTGCTCATTCAAATTTCCGAGGCGAATTACACCGCTACCGTCGATGCGCATACGTTCTGAGCCAGCAGTGGCAAACCGCATTTCATCAGAGCCTGCTGTCGAAATGCTAACCTCGTTGCCAGTTGATGTAAGGGTCTCATTAGACGAAAGAACCAAAGACGCTTGAAACCCGCCCGCAGTTGGCGTATGCACCTTCAATCGAACATGGTTCGTCCCCGTGGCCACGATGGTGTTTGCATCATTGTTGTTGCTAGAAGAGCCGCCGTTTGCTTGCAGCTTTGCACTCGGGCTGCTCGTCCCAATCCCCACCCGATCATTGGTCGTGTCAACGTAAAGCGGATCGCCAGAAGCGCCCTGAGATACACTTATAAGATCGCTCTGCTTACTCATTAGCTCTCTGCCTGTTCAAGAACTGAAAGAATTACATCACAGCTAGATGCAGTGTCACTTGTCACTACGCAAGTATCTGCAGCTTCCATTATGATCTTACCATCAAGTACAGACAAGCCTGCACCAGCAGGGATAGGTGCGCCTTTGACTACATAGACACCTGCAATCTGTACGTCTACGTTGATCTGAGTAGTTGCTACGTTAGCCAAGTTAAGGCCAATAACAACAGCTTCCTGACCAGCAGAGACAGTATGTACAGTTACAGGAGATGTACCAACAGCAGAAGAGGTATAGTTGTTAAATGCCATGTTTTATCATCCCAGTGCGATTGCGTAGATTATTGCAGCATTAGCTGCGGTAGCTGCACTCGCTGCGGCAGCAGTAGCAGAGTTGGCTGCATTAGTCTCACTAGTTGCTGCATTAGTCTCACTCGTAGCAGCGTTAGTCTCAGATGTTGCAGCATTCGATTCTGACGTAGCAGCAGCACTTGCACTAGCTGCAGCGTTACTTTCACTAGTAGCCGCATTAGTCTCGCTAGTAGATGCAGCGCTTGCCGAAGCAGAAGCATTGCTCTCAGACGTAGAAGCGTTGCTAGCACTTGTAGCTGCAGCAGTTGCTGAGTTACCTGCGTTAGTCTCGCTTGTAGCTGCGGCACTAGCTGAAGCTGCAGCAGCCGTAGCAGAATCTCCAGCATTAGTCTCACTCGTAGATGCGTTACTTTCACTAGTAGCAGCATTAGTCTCGCTAGTGGCTGCATTAGTCTCGGATGTAGCAGCATTGTTTTCACTTACAAGAGCAGCAGCAGCACTAGCAGCAGCTTCAGAAGCACTAGTAGCAGCAGCAGTAGCACTACCAAGAATGCCATCTACGTAAGTCTTGTTTGTAGCATCCGTACCATTAGTAGGTGCAGCAAGTCCAGTAACTTTGTTTGAACCCATAGCAATGTTACCAGACATTGTACCGCCTGTCAAGGGCAGTTTGGTAGCAATGCTGTTAGTAACTGTAGTGCTGAAGTCTGCATCGTCGCCTAATGCTGCAGCAAGTTCATTAAGCGTATCAAGTGCTGCAGGGGCAGCATCAATCACGTCAGCAATAGACGTGTCTACATAGCCTTTAGTAGCTGCATCACTTGCATTAGTTGGAGTGCTAAGATTAGTGATGGTAGCAGTAGTACCAGCATTCATGTCCAAGCCACCATTGATGGTGACATTGTTAAACGTGGAAGTACCACTAGAAGCTGTGACGTTACCTGTTACATTACCTGTCAGGTTGCCTGTGACATTACCAGTTACGTTACCAGTTACAGGGCCAACAAGGCTAGTGCCTGTGATAGTCGTACCTGTGATAGCTGCAGGTGATGCAGCACCAATAATTGTACCATCAATGTTACCACCATTTACATCAATACCAGAGAAGGTAGATGTGCCAGTAGAAGTGATGTTACCTGTTACATTGCCTGTTACGTCACCAGTAAGATTACCAGTTACGTTACCTGTGACATTGCCTGTAAGTGGGCCTACGAAGCTAGTAGCAGTAGCTGTAGTGAATGTACCTGTAGTAGCGCTATTAGAACCGATAGTCGTACCATCAATCGTACCTGCGTTAATGTCAGCAGTAGCGATAGTACCTGTAGTAAACGTACCTGCAGCAGGTGTAGCCCCGCCAATTACTGTACCATCAATAGTGCCACCAGAAATAACTACAGAGTCAATGTAACCGATACCATCAATATACAAGTCTTTGAACTCAGCACCTACAGCACCAAGATCAATATCATCATCTGTTACAGGTACAATCTTACCGTCTTGAATACGTACTTGCTCAACAGCAGCGCCAGACACTTCGCTATAAAAGCTGACACGATTGTTAGCTGTATCTACAGTAACTTTGTTCTTACCATCTACATCAGCAATAAGCGGGATGTATGCACCCTCAGTAGAGGAGCCATCATGTTTGTGTCCTACAGAGAAAGAGAAAGCATCTCTAATCGCATTAAACTCTGCGTTGACTGGTGCAGCTTTAATAACTGCATTAGCAATAATGTCTGCTACTGACTGTCTGCTATAGCCTGCCATTTATCTTCTGTCTCCAACTCCGAAGGTCACAACTAAACCTTGAATACTGTGCGATGCGTCTGTGCCATTAGTCACATACTTAAATGATGCCGCTTTACCTGAACCTGAAATGTTAACACTCTGTACTGGCGATGGGTTGCCATCAAATATAGCGGTACTATCGTAAAGAGCTTCGTTATAGTAAGCTGCAGCGCCCTCGGTTGTCAAGGTGTAGTTCGTAGGGCTTAGTGTATTAAAGTCTTCATAATCATATACTACAGACATGATAAGACTGTTATCACCTTCTGAACGCAAGTAAGTGTTTACGTTATAGAATACCTTGCGTTGCTCAGGGTCTTGCATATGAATGTAGGGTGTTTGATACACACTAAAGATATCACCACCGTCAAAGCTATTGCCACGCTCTTGTCTGTGTACCTTGCCGGAACTATCGCCATGAATAACGAACTCATACTGCCCGATGTATCCACTATCAGCACACGTAGCTTCAATGCCTAGCAACTGACCATACTCAAAGGCCAAGCCGCCTTGCCCCAACCTAAAGCCACCGATGATACCCTGAGAGTCAGCAGCCTTAAAGAAATACCTGAACTGTGTCTTCTGTCTGATAACTACAGCGTTCAAGCCTTCAAGGTCGATATCAAATACAATGTCAGTAAAGACGGACTGAATGTCTTTTGATACAGTCTCAAGGTTAACGTCACCAATCTTGTCTGTACCACTAACAGGTCTTAGGCCATCCTGTGAAAGGAAGAGCAAGTCACCGCCGATCTCAATAACACTATCTGTAGCCAAGCAACCAAGATCGTCTGTTACTTCCTGCAGAACAAAGTCAGCAATGTTGTTACCTACAAGCTTACGAATATTGTTGCTACCGAAGATATACAGAGCATCACGGAAAGACTTGATAGCTACAATAGGAAAGCCTACATTAATTACACCTGCACCATTAGCTGGGCTGTAGTCTGTCTCATCATAGGGTGCAGAGAAATGCAAGTTAGTTGGTTCAGATGCGTCACCTGCTAGGAACATATGGTTCTTAAATGCATGACTAATCTTAGGCGCACTAGGTGCATTAGTATCTGTAATCTGGGTGTAGGTTGTACCGTCATACGTAGCTGCAGGGTTTACTGCATCAGTAAGAAGTACTTTAGAGCTACCCCAGTTATACTTAGTAAAGCGAACCTTACTTACAGTAGATACGTCTACGCTGCCCGGAGTGGTAATAGTTACCCATGCAGAAGTAGCGTTATCCCAATAGTAAAAGTAATCGGTGCTACCACTATCCCAACGTGCAGCAAGGATGCCATCATTAACATCATTAGCTACGCATACACCAAGTACATCAGCAAAGCCCGGTACTGTACCGTAGTCGTTATCGTAGCCACTAATCTTTCTATAGCCACCAGTAACAGCAGGCTCATAGTTAATCATAGCAATAGCTGAACCGGGGGAAGTCTCACCTTGAGACAACACATCCCGACTTGTGTTCAGGCCACCCTGACAGAAAATCTTAAAGGATGCTAAGTTATCTGCCATTTACTGCTACTCTATTGATAACTGTAGAGCGGATTGCAAGGTCATCATCAAGCAAGACACGGCGCATAGCCTTAATGCCTTCCTCGAAGTTGTTCTGGTGAATAGCTGCACTCTGTTCGTTACTACGGAAGCGCATCATATACATGACAGCACCATCAATAATAACATGATCAAAGCGGCTAGGAATTACTGTAGCGTCATCATACAAGTTCAAGTCACTAGGGCTAGACCAGTACACATACTCTACTTCATACGCTGCATCAGGGACAGGAGTGACACCAAACTTTTCTTCATACGTCTGGTACACATACTTAGGTGGCCCATCGCCTGCTGCATCCCCTGTATCATCGACGCTTCTATAGGTCTGAATGTATTCTTCATAAGAGACAGGCTTCAGTACTGTAGGTTGATTGTCTTTAGACGCAAGCTTCTTAAGGTAGAAAGTATCCCAGTCTACTGTAGCCATATCGCTAGGGAAGTCGTACTGTCTAGTAGCTGCACTAAGTGTCTGTGTGTATGTAGTCTTCAGGAAAGGCCACTCTTGTGCATCCTGAAGGATCATACGAATGCTGCTGTTTACTGCCTCTTTAGCGAGGGCTTGAACGTTACGCACGGAATCAAAGCCATCACCTGCAATATCAAGTGTAACTTCGTTCATACGAACAAGGACTTTGTTTACGAGTGTAACGTAAGTAGTAGCCATTAACGTAACATCTTTCGTGGTTCTAGAAATGTCTTGCGGTGCATATTCTTAAGTGTAACTATGTCATCTATCACAAGACACTCTATGTGAGTGTAGCCATTGTCTACTGCATATTTGTATCTGTTGTTACCTATCATGCAGCGGTACATCTGTTCTACGTGTTCAGGCTGTGGCCTTCTGTCAAACGGATGTGTGTTAGTCTTGAAGCCTTCTTCAGTAGATAGCAAGATAGGGTTTAACATACCCTTCAGTGCTAAAGACTTCTTAAAAGTATTCTTGAAGTTGGTATCATCTAGGTTGTCATTCAAGCTATAGATATCGTCTAGATGTACGATAATACTGTCAGCATACTTATTCTTAGCTTTTAGGACTTTAATACCATCCTGCATCATAGTCATCTTTGTAACGCTTCCTGATCCATTCTTCTTGTTCTTGCGTAAGCGTTATCTTATTATGATTACCGCCTTGCTGCAACCTTATATCAGGAAACTGGCGTTGATACAAGTCTTCTAAGAACTCTTTAACTAAATGCATCTCACTAGTGTCAAAGATGTGTGTGAAGATGCTTTTGTCTTTACCGAAGAAGTTTATCTGAGGCTTGAAGTGTGTCTCTATGTCAGCGTACTTTGCTTTATACTTATCGAACTCCGCAACAAACATATTAATATCAGGTATCTCTTTAAGCTTCCTGTGATGTAATACTCTGTTAGTATAACCACTAATAAATCGCTTTACAGGATCACGCTTGACTACAATACGATAAGGATTATCTGCTAGCGGTACTTCGTTTGGTTTGTAGTGATGCTTATTGTTACGCTGGACTCTTTCACGTAACTCTGAGTAAACTTCATTGTCAGTAGGATGAAAGTAGCTAGGATGCCTATCATATAAGTCTGGCTCCTTAATGAGAGCGAGATAACCTAGCATTGTGCGTGACCCATTCTTGGGTGCATGGTAATAGGCTATCTGACTATCATTAGAAAAGTAGATCATTTACTGACCCTTATAGTTAGTAGAAAGGGGCCAGCGTGTAGCCAGCCCCTCCTTTGTTGCTATCAGGCAACGTTGTACTTTGCAGTAGTGATAGCTTCTGGACGCAGAATCTTGCGACCATAGAGATGCATACCACGTACAATGTCTGCAAACGAATCAGGGTCACGATAGGACTCAACCTTGTTGATCTGCTCAGCAGTTGCAACAGCAGAGTCATGACCTGCAACGATAACACCGTAGTTGGTGTTCTGGTTAGCAGTACCGCCTGTACCCGCACCAGTACCTACCGATGGGAGGTTGTTGGATACGTATACACGGAAGCCATGCAAGTTGTTGAGAACCAAGCCGTTCATGAGGCCAGTGCCACCGAAGTCAGCATTCAGGACACGAGAATCTTCGTCCTTCAGCATTTCGATGAAGATTGGGTCAAGAACGATCCAGCGACCACGAGAGTCAACATTCTGGATGTCGAGCAGGCGGCCC